TGGTGAAAATATCAAACTATTAAAGAAAGTATTTAAAAAGTCTGAAATCAAATTGGCTGTTGACAAATACACAGAAGCTAAGAATCTTTCTGGTAAAATCTGGTATGATCGTCTAGCGAACTCAGGTCGCTATCAAGTAGATGAGCGAGTAATTGAATTTATGAAGAACTGGACTTATAATTGCAAATCAAGGATGAATAAATGACAACAGCAGTGTTCGACTATGATGCAGTAATCTTCAGGTCTGCCTGTGCTGTAGAGAAAAAGAAGATTAAAGTTGTTAACAAGAAAAACAACGAAGAACTTATCTTCAAGAACAGAACAGAACTCTATGGTAACTGGCGTAAGAAAGAAGGTGGATGGCTTGCTAAACAATCAGGACTTACTCTTGAAGACCTTACTATCGAGGATTTCTCAGAGCTTGAGCCAGTAGAATATGCACTAGCTATTGCTAAGAGTATCGTCAATAAATCTGTAGATGCTGTAGGTGCTTTTGATTATCATGGGTATGTAGGTGGTAAGGAAAATTTCAGAAAAGAAATCTGTACACTTCTTCCATACAAGGAACAACGTAAGGACTTGATTCCTCCTGCTTACAAGAACGAAGTACGAGACTACCTAATCAAACATCACAGCGCAAAGTACGCATATGGAATTGAAAGTGATGATGCAATCGTACAGGACCTTTATGCTAACAAACACTGGTTTGGTATCGTAGCTGAGAAAGACTTCTATGGCTGTGAAGGTAACTACTACAACTTCGTCAAGGAAGAGTTGTTTACCGTAAGTGGTCTAGGTAAGCTATACCGTGATGATAAAGGCAGTGTACGAGGTATAGGGCGGATCTGGAAGTATTTCCAAGTCTGCTATGGAGACGAAAGTGATGGTTACTTTGCTGCTTGTTTTAGCGATAAGACAAACGGTGAGGTAGCAGTGTATAATAGACTCAAGGACTGCAAGACTGATAAAGAAGCCTTCATAGCAATGAAGGAACACTTTCAGTTTCTATACCCTGAGCCGAAAGTAATTACTAACTGGCGTAAAGATACTTTTGAGATTGATTGGTTGTATGTCTTACAGGAGTGTTTTAATATGGCTCATATGCTAAGGTTTGAAAACGACAAGGTAGATATTAAGCAAGTATTTGTTAAACAAGGAATTGAACTATGACCAACAAAATCCCATTCCTACTTCGTCCTAAAGAACTTCAGGAACTCCCTCTAGTAGCTAGGCTTCAACTTAAAGCCCAAGAATACTGTGATACTTCAGAACTCTTTCAGTTACTTGAAGAAGCTTCAGCAAAGATTGATGAACTAGAAACTATCGTTAGCGATCAAGACAATACAATCCAGCGATTTGTAGGAAGTGCTTTCTATGATTGAAACAGAATACACTACCGAAGACCTCTTTACACCAACAGACGTAGCTAGAGTAAGAAAGCAGCTCTACGAAGAACAGCAAGGTAAGTGCTTGCTTACTGGATTAGACTTGAAGATTAACGAGTCTTGTCTAGATCACAAGCATGACGCTGAACAACTAGTACGAGGTGTACTCTACCGTCACAGCAACCTTGCTCTAGGTAAGCTAGAAGCACTTGAAAAGAGGTTTCTTTTCTGGTATCCTGAAGGTCTTCCTGAGTTCTTACGTAAAGCAGCAGACTACCTAGAACGCAAAGAAGACCGAAGGTTTAGACACCCAGGCTTTCAGAAGAAACTTCAGACTATGTTTAATGCTCTCACAGCAAGTAAGCAGAATCTTGTGTTAGAATCTCTTGGAAGCACTACAGGAAGTAACCCAGCTTCTCGTAAAGAAAAGTTCAGTAAGCTAGTCAAGCAGAAAGACTTAGGGTTTGAGAAGATCAAGCAAGCTATCGCAAAGGTAAAGGAGAAGTAATGTGAAAGCAACCAAAGCAACCAGGGTAAAAGTAATCAAGTCACCTAACAACTTACTGTGGTATAGTAAGTACATAGGTAAAGAATTTGATGTAGTCCGAGAAGAACAGAAAGCTGTATGGGTGTATGAACCTGATGAGTTTTTCAGGCTTATCAACTGGATTTATAAAGAAGACTTAGAAGTAGTTTCTGAGTAAAGTAAGGTATCGCAAAGTAGAAAGAAGTAAAGGAAAACCAATGCAGACTGAAACAGAAAACACAAGCCAAGATCAAGCAATCCTAGAGTTCAAACAACTTACTAAAAAGTTTAATGAACTAGCAGGTAATACAAAAAACGTAAACAAAGAAAAACTCAAGCAGCAGCTTAACTTGATTACTGAAGAACTTCTAGAGACAGTAGAAGCACTTCAGAATAATGATCTAGTAGAGGTCCTAGACGGATACACTGACCTTATGGTTACTGTAGTAGGACTAGGTGATATGCTTGAAGGTCTAGGTATCAAAGCTACAGAAGCCTTGGTTGCTACTGCAAAGAACAACGATACTAAGTTTATTTCTCCGTATTCTTTGACTTTACCTCTAAAGACTGTAGACTACTATCGTCAGCAAGGTATTGATGTACAGCCTGAGTTTAGCCTAAAGTACAATATGTATGTTATGAAGGACAAGCAAGGAAAAGTTAGAAAGCCCCTAGGTTTTGTTAGTAACGATTTGACTGAGTTTGTTCCTGATGAACTACTAGCAAATCCTGGGCAGATTGAGGTTAACTGAAACAAAGAAAAGACTTGATCATGACGACAGAGTACATTAACAGAAAGTATTTTGAAACACATAAAGCAGAAAATAATTCTTGCTTGAATTGTGATCTTTTTAAGAAAGATAATTGGGGTACATGTCCAGAAAATTCAACAGGTGATTTAATTTGCGATGCACAAAATTCTGTCTGGAAAGAAATAAAGGTTATGAAAAATTCTGTAGAACAAGACTCAATCGTAGAAGAACTTCGTAATCTTCTGCTTCAACGTAGCGAAACAGGAATTAAGAAATACAATACTACACTAGATCGTACAGACCTTGTACCTTCTGAATGGTGTCAACATGCACTAGAAGAAGCACTAGACTTTGCAGGTTATATTCTTCGGTTGAAGAAAGACCTTGAGAAGCTAGAGCAAGTAGTTCGTGGTGGTAAGTAAGAAGTTTGTAAATCAGTAAAGGAACTAAAATGATTGAAATTAAAGTAGGTAAGTATTATAAAAACGAACAAGGAGATACCGTGTATTGTTATTCTGTTTACAATAACATCGCTACTGTAGTTAATAAAAATCAAGCATATTCTGTTGTCGCAAGTACAGGCCAAGCAATGACACTTACTAAAGTTGATCTTGATATTAATAGTGAATGTACACCTGAAGGAAATCCTATCAATTTACCTCAGAAACTTTCTAAACAAGAAACCATCAATAAAGTAATTGAAGGTTTTAACTTTGAGAAAGTAGCTAAGACTATGAAGCTTCTAGGTTGGGTCTGGGCTTATAGTTGGACTGAAGATAAGATTCCTTCTATTGGTGAACTGGTTGTTCAGGCTCAGAGGCATCTAGGAACAGTTTATGATGGTTGCCTAAGTCAACCCTACGGTACGCCTTATCTAAGCGGTTCTGGAGGCTTTACAGCCTACGGTACACACTACGAAGACGGAGAGATTGTTCTTGAACTTGCTTTCCGAGTAACTGAGTTCAACTACAGTACACAAGATACTTGCTACTGATTTAAAGGAAAACTATGGACTATATTTTGATTGTTCTTGCTTTGGCTACACCTTCATTGCTAGTAGGCTTTCTAGCTGTCAAGTACCTGATCTATAATCTAAAGAAAAAGAATCCTTGGATTTGATCTAGTTCAAGGTCTTCTAGAATAATAAAACAAAGATGTATTCTTACTATAAGAGTTCTTGTGGTAAAATACATCTTTACAACAAAGGAGGTTATGTGAATACAGATAAACAGCAAGGAAAACCGCAAAGCAAAACACAAAGCAAACAGTCGTATAACTGCTCTAGTTCTATTGCTGCTATGCAGATTATCTCTGAGTCTGAACTAGTTAAAGTCCTTGAAGACTACAGCTCAGACTGGGAAGTTAAGTATCCAGTAGCTATGCAGGAGATTCTGTTTAGTCTAGGCTTAGATACTAGTTTAAACTACGAACGACAAGACGCTATTCAACATAGGAACAGGTTTAATGAAGTAGTTGTTTGTTCACGTTGGGTAGGAGTTGAGCGTAGTGATAAACTTTGGGTAGAGTCTGGATATGCTAGTAAAGAAGCTTTAGATAGGAGTAAGAACTCTAGGTTGCTTGATGATAGTTACCGGAGTAGAGGCTTGACGGTAGATGCTCAGAAGATGCTTGAAGCAAGGGATGAGCGAGAAAGTAAAGATAAATCTGTTGAAGAAACAAAATAAGGAAGAATATGCAAGAGTACCTAGGTATTAAAATTTATCCAGAACGTGATAACAATCTAACTGAAGATGGTTTGAATCTTCTTAAGAAGTTCTATTCAGCAGAAAAAGGAGAGTCCGCACAAGTAGCCCTGGCGAAAGTAATGAACAATTTTAGCTACGGAGATTCCGAACTAGCTCAACGACTTTATGACGCTGCGTCTAAAGGGTGGTGGTTTCCTTCTTCTCCGCCGCTTAGTAACGCTGTTGAAGGGCAATGGGAAACTAAGATTACAAGTCTTGAAGGCTTTTGGAAGCCAGAGTTAAAGGAACTACGAAAAAGTGCATGGATTGGTAAACAACCAAAAGCAATGCCTATTAGTTGCTTCCTTACTTATCTAGGAGACAGTATTAAATCTCAGATGAAAGCAAGCGCAGAGATTAAACTTCTTTCTGTTATGGGTGGTGGTACTAGTCTACAGTCACGTATTCGTGCTACTACTGAAGTTGCACCAGGACCAATCCCTTTTATTAAAACAGTAGACGGAGATATGGGTTATTGGCGGCAAGGTAAGAATCGTCGTGGTAGCTGTGCTGTTTATATCGATGTAGATCATCCTGATATTGCAGAGTTTATTAAGATGCGTACACCCTCTGGTGGTGATGCCAATCGTAAGATTGTTAACCGTAGTGGAGTACATCATGGAGTAAACTTTACTCGTGAGTTTGCTAATGCAGTTAAGTACAATCTAGACTTTGAACTACGTTGTCCTCATACTAAAGAAGTACGTGAAGTGGTTAAGGCTCGGGATGTTTGGGAGATGTGGCTAGAGGCTCGTGAGTTTACTGGTGAGCCATATATGTACAACATCAATAATGCAAACGATCAGTTGAATACTCTACAAAAACAGAAAGGACTTCGTAATAACGGATCAAATTTATGCAGTGAAATAACTCTGCCAAATAATGATGAGCGGACAGCTATTTGTTGTCTGAGTTCATTGAACCTTGAGAAATATAACGAGTGGAAAGACTCTACTGTTGTTCAAGACTTGGTTCAGTTTCTAGATAACATCCTGCAATGGTTTATTGACTGGAGTGACGAAGACCTTTCTCGTGCTGCGTTTAGTGCAGAACAAGAACGTGCCATTGGTATTGGAGGAATGGGTTGGGCTAACCACCTGATGAAAAACAAGATTCCGTTTGAAAGTCAAAAAGCTATTGAACTAAACAAAGAAATATGGAAGCATATCAAGGAAAAGGCTATTATCAGTAGTAAGACTCTTGCTGTTACTCGTGGTGAACCTAACGATCTGGTTGGCTCAGGTATGCGGAACAGTCACTTGCTTGCTGTTGCACCTAATGCAAACAGTTCTATTCTTTGCGGTACTTCCCCTAGTATTGAACCACTGATGAGCAATGCTTATACTCAAAAGACTCGTGCCGGGGTAATGCTTGTAAAGAATAAGTATCTTGCTGAAGTTCTTGATGGTTACGGTATCAATAATGAAGAGACTTGGAAGAAAGTAATTGATGCTAATGGTTCTGTTCAAGAACTAGAAGAACTTTCACAATATGAAAAGGAAGTATTTAAGACAGCATGGGAGATTGACCAACATGTTCTAGTACAACAAGCAGAAGATCGTCAGAAGTATATCTGCCAGTCTCAAAGTTTGAACTTGTTCTTCCTACCAGGGACTGATCGTAAGTATATCAACTCTGTTCACCTCAAGGCTTTGCTTTCTGATACTCTAAAGAGTCTTTACTACTTCCGTACAGGTAGTGCTGTAGCTGCAAATAACGTAACCGATATTCAACGAGTTGCACTGTCCGATTGGAAAGAAGATAAGCAAGAAGACAACGAGTGTGTTGCCTGCCAAGCCTAAATAAAGGTATAATCGAGGAAGGGACTTAGCTCCCTTCTTAACAACTTATAAGGAAATTTATGTCTCTTACAGCACAGAGCAAGACTTACTACCCATCTTACCCTGAGTTTGTCGAAATCACAGAACGCCACGAAAAAGCACACTGGGGCACATGGGAAGTCTCCCTTAAAGACGATGTGATGCAGTGGCAAACTGGACAAATCAAGCCAGAAACAAAAGCATTTATCAAAACTATTCTACGTATTTTTACAGAAGGTGATCGTGTAGTAGGAAGTGATTACTATGACCATTTGATTCCTGTTTTCAAGAACAACGAAGTACGGAATATGCTTGGTAGTTTTGCAGGTAGAGAAGGTACGCACCAGCGAGCATATGCACTTCTAAACGACACTCTAGGTTTTGGTCAAGACTTTTATAATGAATTTCTTGAGTACGAAGAAATGAAGAACAAACTAGAGTTCATGGCTGATCTTAAGCATGACTCACTCCATAACACAGCAATGTCTATTGGTAAGCAGGTTTATATTGAGGGCGTTTCTTTGTTCTCAATCTTCTCTATGCTGCTTAATTTCGGGCGACAAGGGAAACTTCCAGGTATGACTGATGTAAATACGTGGTCTGTAAAGGACGAGTCATTGCACGTAGAAGGTAACTCTCTGCTTTTCCGTAAATTCTTAGAGCAACACCCTCGTATTATCAATGATAAATTTAAGGCTGAACTCTATCAATGCGCACGTGACGTAGTAGGCCTAGAAGATAAGTTTATTGATCTAGCTTTTGACACGGGAGCCGTAGAAGGTATCACGCGAGAAGAAGTTAAGCAATATGTTCGGGCTGTTGCAGATTTTAGGTCTATTCAGTTAGGCTTGAAACCGCAGTGGAGCGTAAGTAACCCTTTCCCTTGGCTTGACTGGATTGTTAGTTCTACAGGTATGGAAAACTTCTTTGAAGTTAATACTACGAACTACAGTAAAGGATCAATGACTGGTGAATACGAAGATGGTTATAGTTCTGTAGAACCTAAGTTTAGTAGCGTTATTGTATGGTCTAAGAATAATTGCCCATACTGCGTAAATGCAAAGAACTTACTAAAGTCTAAAGATATTGATTTTGTAGAGAAGAATATTGAATCAGACTTTACTCGTGAGCAATTCTTTGAAGCTAATCCTGGTGCAAAGACCCTTCCTCAAGTGTGGTTTGGAGACAGCCTAGTTGGTGGGTTTACAGACCTACAAAAATATCTAAAATGAACAAAGACACTAACCCTCAAGACTGCATCCGAAAAGCAGAACGTGAAGCCTTCTGCAGGTTCTGTGACAGAGTTATCCGTAAAGGTGAAACGATGTTCTCGTTTTATTCTTGGAGAAACAGAGGACAGAATATTCATATCTGTTTGGATTGCATAGAGAAGTTCAAGACTCTAGATACGTCAATTAAATAAAACAAAACCCCGGTATAGCCAAGGATTACTCCAAGGTCATACCGGGGTTTCTTCTTTACGGATTTAAAAGAGCATTAGCTTCAGCACTACGCCTACTAACAAGACCTTTCATTTTCTTTCCGTTAGCCTTGTACCAAAGTTTACACTGCTCTGCAGCTTCACTCCATTCCTTAGCGTTTACCTTTTTTCTAAACGTACTAGCTGTGTAGTTACCTAGACCTAGGTTATAGACCCAAGACAACACTGCAGCAATACGCCTCGGAGGCTCTACAATCAATCCTGGGCTTAGTTCTAGGAGTCTAGCTAGGAAGGTACTCAGAACTACTTCCTTGACCCGTAGAGCCTTCTCCTTAGACCAAACGTCACCTTGCTTAACCTTGACTCCGTGTTCATCAAAAGTAAGACCCCAGGCTATAGTCCAAGGTTCACCTTTCTTTACAGGATCGTTCTTAGTAGCAGGATCAGGGTAAGCTATGAAGTCTCCGTTAGGTAAACGAGGTCCTGTTCCTTCGTATACTAGCAGAAAGTCTTTTATGCATATCTGTTTGATTTCTTCTAGCTTAGACATAGGTTATTACTTACGGGTTATTGAACGTCCAACGAACCAGAACATAATTGTAGCATTAAGCATAGCAAAATCATCAGGAGTCCATGATTGCTGTACTACAGTAACCCAAGGTACGCCAGAGTCTAGTCCGTAGTACATTGTTGTTAGCTTAAAGCAGACATACAATCCAAACATAACATAAGTAACCATAGGTCTTACCAAAGCAGACAAAGCAGCTACAAACTTATAAGACTTACTTGCTGTAGTTGCTTGTTCTTGGAAAGCTTCTGAGATAGCTTCTAGCTGTGCAGTGCTGTATTCTATGCTTTTCTGTTCAATAACAATAGAACCCTTAGCAAGTTCGTATTCTCTTTGTTTATCTAGCATTGCTAGTTCATGCTGCCTGTCTTCTTTCTTGTCTAGGAATTTAAGTAGTTCAGGAGCTAGTCTAAAAAGACCACCAAATAAACTACCTATTACTCCGCTACCTAAGAATTCAATCATAAGATTTCTCCTTTAAAGAAACTCAGAATCATCTTCTGTTGTACCTTAACTAAAATATAAAACATAACTAGAGGGTTCATCTGGGTTCCTTATTTCGGGTTAGTCTAAATGCCTACAGATTCCTTCTGGATGAGAACAATCTGAATGATCATCTGCTTGATGTTTTAGAGATTGAAGCTTGAACTTATGTTCTAGTTTATCTCTTTCGTTCTGTTCTTGTTTAAGCTGGAGTTCTTCTAGCTTAAACCTGATTTCTGTACTAGTAAGTTTATGTTTGTAGTACCAGTTGACTAGAAAGCCACCTAGACCAATAACAATACCTACTAGTACAGCAAATTCAGAGCTGAATAACCAACCACTAAGAACCATACCAGAACCTGTGTAAGTAGCTTTGCTACCTGCTGCAGCTAAGGCTGCTTCTACGGATGAAGATTGCATTTTCGTTATCTAGTTTGTTTAATTATTCTACTAACCCTTGAATATTTATTGAACAATAATTAGATGTAGGATAGGATACCTCAATATCCATATCTTCAAACCATCCAAATATATTCATGTTTTCTAGAGTTTCTATGTCTGTTACAATCCAAGAACAAGGTGTAGCTCTTAATCCTGATAGTACAGTTATTACTTTATTAGTCTGAGTAGA